ATTAATGATTCTCATATCACATCCATTATATCAACTATTTTAGTAGTTTGTTGATATTATGTGGATGACCTTCCCTCTCCCTGTGGATTTCGTCCAGAAATTGTGGAAGTAGAGTCTGAATTATTATTTGTTCTTTCGGAATCTCTTTCTCTATTCCCAGCAAGATTTGCTCTGGCATCTGTTGCCTGTCTTGCAGACATCTCAAACGGAGCATCACCATCTGGCCTTTGTGGCAATCCAATAACTTCTCTAGCCTCATTCGGCATCATAACCTGAGTCTTTACGTAACGCTCAAGGATTTGAGACTGTGCAATTTCATCGGTAAGAGTAAGTTCGTTGAATTTAAGTTCAAGAATATCTGTTTTTTCACGAACAATTTTATTAATAAGTTTTTCTAGTTCTTTTTGTGCTGGTCTAGCAACCTGCTCTTTAAATGTTCTATCTTGTGCTAAAGCAGCAGCGATTGATCCACTGTCTGCCCCGCCAAGTTTAGAAATAGGAACTTGATGAGCAATTAAAATGTCATCACGATTTCTAATTCTGTATTCATTAAACGAAGCCTCTTGAATACCATTTTCAATTGGATCCATCTTAAACTCAACCTTATTGTTTTCGCTATCTCCAGGAAGTGGAATATAGAGGGTTCTGTGTGATTGAGATTTTAATCCAGTTTGTAAGAATCTAAACATCTTATCTTCTGCATCGGCAGATAACTTTGCACCCTTAAGTGTAATAATATATCTTGGAACAGCCTTGTTTTCAAAATAATCAATGTTATATTGTGTTGCTAGTTGATCTCCAACAAGTGCTGGCAATGCAGCAATAATATCTGGTACGCCATAATATGTATTTAGTGGTGAGTATTGTTTAAAATGAATAATTTCATTTGGTCTGGGATCAATTGTAATTGGGTTTATGTTCTTTGCCCCAAAATTTTTAAAGTAAATTACAGATGGTCCAATAATTTGAACATAACCATCTCTTAATCTACGAACACGAATTGTAGTTGCAGGAATGTGTCCAACATAGCCAATTTCTCCAGTTACTGTACGACCAATTTCCATATAGCCATTACCAGTTGCTTGCATATCTACATAAATTTTTTCCATTGTTTTTGTAAAACTATCATCATCATTTAGGCTTTCTAGCCAGTCTTTCATTTCAATCTTTGCACGTTCAATGCGTTTTCTTGCTCTACCCAGTGCAGCCTCGTCTTCAACATTTTCAAGTTTAAGCATTGTACGAGAACCAACAACAAAGTCATATCCAAGACCAACAACGTTTTCTACCTTAGCATCAATGGCTGCGTGATTAGCAAAAGAAGTATCATAATAATTTGCTAATTCATAAAGATTATATGGAGGAGTAATAACATCAAATAATCCGTAACCATTTCTAATTACAGCGCCAGGATTAATGGCCTTAGATCTTGCATCCTCAACGCCTGATGCACTTGAATTTGCACTATTAAGATATGCGGTTGCTGCTGTATCTACCTTGCCCAAATTTCTTGATGTTCGTCTTTTAAAATTTTGGTCTAACTTGCTCAACCCTTTTAGATCATCCCAAGATTTATTAAATGGGTCACTCTTTTTAAATGTGTCATCTTTTTCTAATGGATCACTTATTGATGCGCCAAGTATATAATCTTCATTCATTATTCTTCACCATGTACCTTTAATGTTTGTTGTGCATCATAAACTGCACCAAGATCGTTCATGTTTGGAATTAGTCCCTCACGCATTCTAGATAGTTGCTCTGTGTATTCCATCTCGCTAACTCTTTTAATGCCAGGATGAAACTCAGCATGACCACCCTCACAGCCATAATATTCTGCTGCTCGCCTTAATTCAGCCATTTTTTGTAGGTCCCCGCGCATTGCTGGAATATTAAGAAGGTTTCCGTGACCATCGCCAAATGCTTTTCCGTTGGGTTTAACCCAAATGTACATACCCCAATCATAACCTTTTTCAACTAGTTTGAGTTTAGTTTTACCAACCTTTTTTGACTTTGGTTTATTCATAACCATCAGTATACCATATTATGCTGGAGTAATAATGTATTCTTGCCAATTAGCGTCTTGATAAATAGATAGGGCATTAGACACTACCTTAAACTCATCACTAAGATCATCAATAATAATTGATCTTGAGCCAGTATAGTTTTTATATATTTCTGATGGGTTTACTGCATATCTAGAATCTTTTGAACGAATTAATAGATTGTTCCAGTCGCCTTCATTTTCCCATGCTTGCCAACTGGCTTGCTCTTCGAGCGCTTCTTGCCAAGTTCTTAAAACAAGTCTTTGTACAACCTGTAAAGAGGTTCCTTGATAAAAAGAAATATTATTAAACATCATCAAATACTTTAATGTGATGTTCCCAGCATAATTATTAAAACTTAATGAACTATTAAAAGATACGCCCAAAACATACCATTGTTGAATATCTAAAACTGGTTGACCTACAAATTTTCCATTAATATAATATGATAGATCTGTAAATTCTTCGCCAGTTGATCTTAACTTTGAAAAAATTAAACCTCTTTTTCCAGTAGAAGAGTTTGCAACAATGTAAAAATCTAAAGAGTCGTCTTTATAATTAATTTCAAATATTTTAATTGGACTTTCTGGAAATGCATAAAGATCACACCTAAGAAACATCTGCAAAGCACTTAAAGAATATTTATTTACGTTTGATGAAGATACTGGAATAGAAATTCCTCTTTCAGAATTATTAGTACCATCTTTTAACTCTAAACCAGTTTTTCTAGTTAAATATAAATATGGAGTGTTGTCTTTGTCTATTAAAATTGGATTTTTACCTTTATGGTCTGTATAAAATCCAACCTTTTTAAATGGAAAAACATCTAGACCAAACTTTGTTCCAATTGCAGTACTTGACGTATAATTTAGTGTTCGTCCAGCAAACTCTAATTTTCTTAAAAATATTTTCTTTTTTAATATACTTTTAACTTTAAAATTTACAAAATAAATAAAAGACATATTTTCAATATTTGTTTGTTTGTCTGGATATACTAAATAACCGTCAACAATTTCAAACCTTTTATTAGTCCAATTCGTTGTGTTTAAATCTAAAACCCTAGATTGATTTGCTGCAACATCTGTATAATCTTCATCTGGTTTAGAATATCCATTGGCAGTATAATCAAACGCAATATAAGATCGTATTGATGAATTAGGTGTAGCATAAGTATTTGATAATGAAGAATTTGTCCAATATGTTTGACCAGAGCCTGCGATGTCTGATGGAGATGGATAGTCTATGTTAAACTGAACATAATCTAAATCATTTTTTATATTACCATTTCCATCTTGTACTTGTGATGTTAAAACTGATATTGGCAAGTAGTCTCTCCAATACCCTGATACTGAAATATCTAAAAAGAACTTGCCATATTGTTCAAATGGAGACAAGGTATAACTTGCAATATGTGACAATAAAGAAGAATATGCGTTTATAGTTGCCGTTCCATTTGCTGCAAAATGATTATCTATTTCTAATGAATTTTTTAATGTTGATATGCCTAAGGTATATATTTTTCCAGTAAACTTGTTTTGATCTAAATCATTTCCAATAAACAACTTTAAAGAAGATGGATTTGATAAAAATTGAGAAAGACCCAAAACATTATTGCTTAACAGTTTATTAAACTCAATGCCTGCAACAAACTCATGCAGAGGAATTTCTGATGATCCAATAGTTGTTATGTTTCCGTTATAACAAAAAATATAATTTATATTAGCGTTATTGGCAAGCCGTCTAACTTTTATATAGTTGTTTGCATCTTGAAATAAACAAATTAATGTTTGATCTGTTGCAGAAGTTGTAAACTCAAACACTCCGTATATTGCATTAATTGAAGATGGAACAAATGCTAAATTATTAAAATAAATTGAAGTATTAATTGAGTTCCATGTAGAATTTGGATTTAATGAAAAAAACAATTCTCCATCATCTTGAATGGCATAATTGTCAGACTCAAGTTGCAACAATGTTTTAGAACCAAGATTTAGCGTTGGTAAAGAATAGTCTGGAACAGTTAATATAGAGTTTGTTGCTTGCAAATTATCAATATTTGCTTGCCCCCATGAAAGATTTAATGGGTAAGTTTTATTATTGTTATACTTTGCAACAGAATAGTCTATTTCTACTGAAGTTCCACCATAATAACTATCAACAATTTCAGAAGACAACGGAACTCCTTGACCATATAAATAATGAGATTTTGCAACTAGAGTTGACATTGGATAAGAAAAAATGGAAAAAGAGCCTAAAAGAATTGGATCTACAACATTATCTTTATAAGAATAAAACCCCAACCAATCATTGCTTTTATTATCTTCGCTAAATTCTTCTGGCAAATCTAAATCTTGAGTTACAAAAGAAATTTCACCAACCTCTTCTCCGTTTACAATTAAAGTGGCCAAATCTTTAACCAATCTAACATGAACCAGCAGTGGTCTAAACCACTCTCCAACATAGTGTGAAACAAAGTTCTTTCCAATAACTAAAGTTAAAAATGCATTTTCTACATATAAGCCATCTGTAGAATTAATTGGTCCAAATATTCTTTTTGGTGTTGTTGCATTTGAATCAATATTGAGCCACATTTCAATTGTATAGTTTTGATTTTTTCCAGACTCATTTAAAAATCCAAATGCTGGGAAAATTATAGATGGCTTTGCATTAATAATAAATTCGGCTTGATTAAGATTAAGAAGAGATAGCCAGGTATCGTTGTCTTCCCAATATTGCCAATCTTGTACTTTTGTTTGATTCCATGACTGAGTTGTAATAACGTCTTCATGCGGAATTAATTCAACAGATCCAGTCGAACCAAAAACTAATGGTATAGATCCGTGTCTTGCCACTAAATTATTATTTGCAACAATATAATATCCCTTGTAGTCATTAACTCCATATGCATCTGCAGCGACTGCACCATCAACAGAAATATTAATAGAAGATGGCAATGTAGTTTGTTGTTTGCCCAAAGATTCAGCATGATATTCTTCACACAATTGACCTATTGTTAAGCCATGCCAACTAAACCTATAATCTGATGATAAAGATCCTGCCGTGCTTGTTGTTATCTTTATAAGTAAATCTATATTTTCGTTTGTAACTCCTGCAGGTATGTTAAAAGTTCCAGAAACAAAAAACCATCCCCGTTTTTCTTCTAAATTAGAAATATTTAAATCTTTATATACTGTTGATCCACCAGAATATTTATATCCTACAGATA